CCGTCTCATACTGCTGAGGATCGTCCACGCCATAGACGGCACCCAAGAGCTTGTCCGTCATCTCAAGCTTCTTGGCTTTCTGGCGCTCATCCTCCTTGAAGCCCTGCTCGCGGACGGCGGTTGCCTCGTTGATGCGACCGGCCCGAAACAACGCGCTCTCTGCGCCAGCCCGGTCCCCAGATGCCAATAGACCGCCCGCCTGCTGTAGGGCGTTGTGGCCAGACCGTTCGCGGCCCCGCGCCTCACGCTGATAAGCCATGTCGGCAAGGCGCGAGCTTGTGGCCACGCCGCTGTCAAAGCTGGCGATGGCTGGCGCGATGTCGAGGGGGCGAAGCTGCGGAAGACCGTTTGCCATGTTAGCCCCTCATCACCGTAGCACCCCAGGACCCGAGACCAACGTCCCCGCCCGGCATCCCGAACCCGCCTCCAATTGCAGAGCCCGCGACCTTGCCGATAAGAGACAAGGCGTTGCCAATGCCCTGCGCCCTCGCATTCGCCGCGTTGATCGTTCCGCCAGCCAAGGCATTAGAGCGCCCGAGCAGCGCATCGGCGCGCTGGCCCGCAGCCCCGGTTATCGTGTTGGCACTTCCCGTTCCGAGCGTGCTCGATGCGTTGTAGCCCGTGGTGCCCAACTGACCGAGCCGCGAGAAGTGATTGCCGTATTCCGTTGATGCGAGCCCCTGCCCGAACCGGGTCAGAGCCTTGCCAGCGGACCCCGAGTAGAGCCCGCCGCGTGCCGCAGTGCCGCGCTCAAGCCCACGCTGTCCCTCGTCGAATTGGAAACTATAGCCCGGCGAGGTCTGAAACCTCGCCCGTGCGGCTGCCGCCTCATCGGGCCCGAGAAGGCCCAAGAGCGCCTGCTGCTCGCGCGTCGAAGCCGTTCCGGCCTCTGCATAGGGGGACAGGTTGCGCGTCAATGCCGCAAGCGCGTTCGTCTCCCCGGTGTTGATGACACCGCGCGCCGCATCGTAGCCGCCGGCCTGCTGCTGTGCCGCCTGCAACGCCGCCTTATCGGCCCCGCCTGAAAAGAAGCTGCCAATCGAGTCCATGAAGCCCATGGTCTAGTCTCCCGCGCCGAGCGCGTTCTGAAGTTCGATGATCTTGTCGCGAAGTTCGTCGGCGTTGTACGTTGTGCCGGGATCGAGTGCAGCGACCGCAGCTGCCGCTTGCAGCGATGTTCCAAGCCGTTGCAGGTAGGCACGCCATTCTGGGCGCAACCCGCCACGCTCGTCGGCTACGGCCGAATTTGGGATGGTATGGGCGCGTGGCATGTTACGCCTTCAGCGCCGTATAACGCAGCGCCGAGCCGGTCCACGAACGGGCCACAGGTGCAGACACCGCAAGCTCGAAGCGCATGCCGTCCTCTTGGCTGGCGCCGAGCCCCGTGAAGCTCGTCTGTGCAGACCGCTCTCCGATCTTTCCTATTGGCGCCGTCATCTCATCACTCCAAGAATGGCCGTTATCATCAGAAACCCGCAGCATGGCTTGAGGGTCCGACGCATGCACATCGCTTGAGTTGAGCCCGACGCCCGGAATGAGGTTCACGAACAATTCGTCCGCTATGATGCGATGGGGGAACTGTCCCGTAGGCCCGGAAATCAGCTTCCACACAAGATGCTCACCCGCATCGGCAAACGTCATCTCATCGAACTCGTACAATTCCGGGTTCTCGTAATCGCCGAGGATGCGCTTTCCTGCGATATCGACGAACCCTTCCGCCCGCCAGCGGGGAAGGCCGTAGCTGCTCCACTCGTACCAGAAACGGTTTGTGAGATCGCACACCCACGTCCACGATGCGGACGACAGCATGTAGAAGTTGTGCCCGCGATAAGGGATGACGGTTGCCCGCAGTGCCATGCGTGCGGCCGGGGGAAGCCGGTCGATATCGCGCTCTACATCGTGATTGGAAATGCGCTGCGGAGAATACCCGTCGAGCATGCGCACCGAACCGTCCGAGGCGACGAATAGCGGAACCCCGTTGACAGAGCGTATGGTCGGACCGGAAAGGCACCCTAGCGAGAGCGTGGTGTTGCGCACCCTCTGGTACGGAAAGCCCTCGGCGTCGGGATCGTTCAGCCAGAACTCTATGGATTTTGGGCCGGCAAGCATGATCTGCTCGCCCATCTCGCAGCCCCCGTTCAGTCCATCTGGGTTGGCCTCTGCCGTTGCGAAATCGAGCGCGTCGTAGTCGTTTCCCTCGTCCAGTCCAGAGACCTGAAAGCGCCCGTCGCTCAGAAGCCAGACGAAGTAGCCGCCCTGAAAGAACACGCACACCGCAGCCCCTAAATCGGTATCGGCGATAGAGCCTATGACATCGTTCTCGACGAGATAGCGGAACCCGCTCGATGCAATGGCAATCTGCGGGGTGGCCTTGCGATTGCGCGCCATCCACGCCGGGTCAGATCCGGGCATGACACCAAGAACCGTCTCACCACCCCCGACGCTTACGCGGCGCAACTGCTGGCCGACAACGACATAGCCGACGTTGTTCAGATCGATACCGCCGCGGAACCCTCCCGCACCAGCCAGCGAGGCGAAGGACTTGAGCCCAGGCCGGCAGCGGGTGAAATAGGGAACCTGCGCCTCCTTCGGCGCTTCCTCGACGTGACTGTTGATGATCCGGGCGCCGGCATCGGGACCATACTGACCCTTGGTGCTTTCGACTCCGAAGTTAAAAGGCTCGGTTGGCATCTAAAAATACTCTGCCTTCGTCGCGTATCCGGTCGGAACCGCGCTCGCGAGAATGATCAGCCGTTGAAAGGCATCGGCCGCGTCGTACTCGACGCCGAAGCCGCTGGCGCACCGCCCGGCGACAACTTCCGTGAGGCACCCGAACACGCGCTCTGGAATGACGTTGGCTTCCCAGAAAGCTTTGCCACGGTCGTCCAGCTCGGCGAGCAGGCTCGTGTATTTCTTTTGCACGTACTGGCTGTCTGCCGCGTTCGGCACGCCACCCGACCGGCGCACAATGCGCAGTTCTTGCAGTACGCTCGTGGCGAGGTCCGCCTTCGTGTAGGTGGTCATGGCGGGCTCAGCCCTGGTTCAAGGTGATGGGCGTGTCGTTGGTGAGCGCTGCCGGCGCGCTCGTTGTTACAGCGGCCCCGAGCGCGGTTGCCAGGTTGTCCGCATCGGTGAAGACAGCCGTCACGTTGGCCGCGGTGAAATCTGTCGTTCCAAACGTGAAGTCCCCGTCAGATTTGATGACCGTAACCCAGCCCACGCGAACGTGGTCAGCCTCGGGCACAGGAATGCCGGCAACGGCCAGGACGGCCGAGGCGTACCCTGTTGCATTGTCATCTGCTGAGATCGCGTCGAGTGTACCATCGACCCCGATATCGAGCGCGACCGCACCGAACGTATCCTCCAGGATCACGTCGGTTCCAGGTGCGGTTCCGTCCGTCACCGCTGCCTTGAGATAGAGACTGCCACCTATCGAATAGTAGAACGCCGCAGATGCGATATCATCGGCGTTGGAGCCCTCGCCGAGCGCAGGCACGCCCATGATGTAATCGCCTTGCAATTTTGCTCGGATATCGTTTACGAGCGTCTTGCTGTCGGCGGCGACCGCGATCAGGTTCGCATGGTCGGCCTGCAATTCGTTGATGACATCGCGCATGTTCTGCAACAGGCGCACGAGATCGCCCTGCTCTACGCCTTCGGGCTTCAATGTCGTTCTCAGCGGCAGCGCCATGGGGCTCTCCTGAAGCAGCGGTTCAAATAGAAAAAGGGCGGGGACTCTGCCCCGCCCTGACGCGCGTCTAGGGCACGACGTAACGCACGACCATTGTCATGGTCGCCTCGGCGGCGCTCTCGGCGACAGCAACGCAGGTTGCCGTCAGCACCGTCTCGTTGGTGAACGCCTTGGGGCCGTCCTTCAGCGCGTTGCCGAAGGGGTAGCGGAACCAGTCAGCCTCCGGCTTGTAGTCGGCAACGGCAGCAAACGACGTAGGCCCGAAATTGCCGAAGCCGTCTGTGTCCGCCGTCTCGACCCCGTTGGCAGCCCAGCCGATGTCGAGATCGATTTCCGGCGTGCCGTCGTCGTCGAGCAGTCCGCCGTAAAACACTCCGTCAACCACTACGGCACCGGCCGGCAAGCGCACAAACTCGAACGTGTCGGCCGCCTCGGGCGTGGCAGCGATGGGCACCAGGATGGAGCCGTAGGCCACCTTGACGTTGCCCGCCTCGCCACCCTGTATGGGATAGGTGGTTACGGCGGCGCTAGAGGTATAAGTCGTCATGGCTTATTCCTCCCTCAGGGTACGGTATAGAAGACGCACACCGCCAGCGTGCCGACGTGGCCGCCAGCCGAGGCGGCGTTGGCCTCGACCTGGATGATGGTCTCCCGGTTGAAGGTCTTGGGCCCGTCCTTGAGCACGCCTCCGAACGGGAAGTAGTTGTGGACCTCGGGGCGAACGCCTGTGACGGCATCGCCGGTCCAAACGCCGAGATCACCGAAACCGGCAGGACTTCCAACCTCGTCGCCGTTGGCGGCCCAGCCCACGTCCATGTTGAGGGACTCAGAGCCGGTATCGATGTCGTCGGCGCGCACGTAGCCATCAACAACAACCGCGCCGGCCGGAACGCGGCACATCTCGAAGATGTCCCCGTCCTCGACAACGGCAGCGATTTCGTAGGTGCCGTAGGCAACGCACAAGTCGCCGTTGCCCCGGCCTCGGTACACGGGAAACGTGGAAGCTGCCCGCGTTGCTGTAAGTGTTTCAGCGGTCATGGGAGTTCATCCTTTCACGGGAATTTTTGAGACGAAAAAGAGGGGCGAGGTTCCCCCCCGCCCCGCTCAATCATCAGGCGTCACCAACAGCGGCAAACCAGCCAGTGCAAACTCCGTGATCTTTAAGGTCGCCGGTATCGCTAGCGCCTGAGCCGAAGGTCAGCTTCTCGATGCCCATGATGGACTCGACAGCCACACCGTACTTGTCCTGGTAGTCGAAGATTTCCGTGACAGAGCGCCAACGCTTGGCCCAGCCAAGGCCAAGGGCCTGGGCGCCGCACAGGAACACGGGGGAAACGTCAACGGCGGCGCCGGCACCGAGATTGGCGTAGACCGGAATGTCGTCAACCTCGTGCACAATCATGCCATCCCAAACGATGTCGCCGCCCTGAAACAGCTTGTTGTTCTGCATCTGGATGGAGACTTCACGCTGCGCCTGGGTAATGACGGCATCGGTCTTCAGGTCGCGGAACGTGCGGTTGCCGGCGTAGACGACATAGAAACGCTTGCCGCCTTCGACGGTGATTGGCTTGACTTTGGGATTGGCTGACAAGGCAATGCGCTTCATCAGCGACAGCTTGGCGGCGTCGAGCTTGTCGGCGGTGTTGTCGAGCGTGGCCAAGGCCGTTGCATGCGTAACCGAATAATTCGACTTCAACGCGCCGAACAGCACGCGATCAACGTTGTCTACCGCCCAAACATCACGCGCCGTGGCGTCGGCCGAGGCGAAAGCCGTGCCGTTGATCGAACCGAGCGCACTAATCACGAGATCGCGGGTATCCTCCATCGACCAGTCCATGAGCGTGCGGCGAGCCGCATTGCGCAAGGAAATGGCCGACTTCTGCTCCTCCATCTCGGAGACACGCACGCCGTTGCGGCGCTTGGTGACGGTGAGGGCATGCGACCTACTGATCATGTCCTCCTCGTTACCCTCTAGGGTATCGGAGCCCGTGGTGGCGTCGTTGACGAGCTTGTTGACGAGCGCGTAGGTGATGCGGTCGCCCTTCTTCTTGGTCAGGTCTTCCTTGACCTGAATAATGGAGTTCTCGTTCGTTCCCATGAACTTGGAGAACAAATTCTGCTGGAGGTATTCTAAAAAGAACTTGTCGTCCCATCTTTGGACGCGCAAGCCTGTGGCTGCTGCTGTGTCGGCCATTGAGGCAGACTCCTTCTAGGCGCAGGAACAGCGTTCCCGCTTGTTGCGGATCACGCGAACACCCGTCCGCGTGTGTTTGTGTTGGTGGTTCCTTGCGCCCGAAGGGTCGGCGGCACCGTTTGCGCCCGCACGTCGGCGGCACGACACAGCACAGCGTTTAAATGGATTGCGCCCGTTAAATCCGGCGTCGATTACGCGATGTGCGCGAACTCGCCAAAGAGGCGCTTCGCCTCGCCTGCGTAAGCTGAGGCGGCATCTTCGATGTTATCAAAGCACCCGATATAGCGAACCGGGGCATGGCCGCACTTTATCTGCGCGATAAACTTCTTGGCCCGCTTGGACCAATAAACGCCCTTAACGCCCGATGTATTACTCTTTGCCAGCCTCGCGTTCGCGTTGTTTTGACTGCGCGACGCACTGCGAAGATTGGCCCAAGAATTGTCTTGGCGGACCCTATTCTTGTGGTCAACGTCCTTCAACGGCCACTTGCCGGTCATGTATAGCCACGCGAGACGGTGAGCCAGATAGGTCTTCCGTTTTATGGTGATGTACACGTAGCCATTCTTTGAATTCGTTGTCCCGGCAAAATCTCCAGCTTTCGTTCGTCTTCGCGGCGAAACGCGCCACATAAATACACCCGTTTCCGGGTTGTATGAGAG